TAATGAATATGCTCTTGCACAATACTTTAACATTGGTGAAATGATTTCTGATTTTCTACCAAAAGGTCAAGCAGACTTTATGCTTGGTGGCGAGCTTCTAGGCTCACTGCCCGCGATGGCACTTGAGGCATCTAAATCATTACCAGGAGCTGCAAAGGTGCCTGGTAGTTTGTTTAGTAAAGTTATGTCATCAGGTGGTGGCGTTGTAGCTGGCGCAGCATTAGGTAGAGGTATGGCTGGTGCTTCTTACGATTTTATAAATGATTTAATTAGACTAACAGCTGGTATAGAAAAACCTTCAGATACAGAAGATCCTGGCATGAGAGCATTGGTAGAGATGAGAAACTCCGCAGCTTTTACAACCATGGCTGCAGGGCTTGGACCATTAGCATCTTATTTAAGACCTGTGCTAGGTAAAGTATTAGGTTTAGGTGGTGATGCAAGTGGGATGTCAAAATTATCTGAAAGATACGGTATACCTATTGGCATATCTATTGCTGCTACAGGAGACATGGCTGGTAATGCAGTTAAAGGGTTTGGTAAAATTATAGGTGTCTTCCCGCTTATCGGATCGATAATGAAAGACAGACAACTACGAGCTTTAGTACAAACTAAAAAAGCATTGGAAACACAATCTGGTTTGATTGGTAGTGCAGAAGATTTTTACAGAGCACAATATAAATTACTTACAAAAGATGAAAAGGTAGCCTTTAACAAAGAATTAACTGAATATGGATTTAAAAATTTAGATGAAGCTATAGAAGCACAAATAAGATTAGAAGCGTACGCACCTATTCAACACATGACTGATGTTGGTATGTTCATGCACAAGTCAGCACAAGACAGATACAATAGATTTTCTTACGTAAATAATCTTCTTTACGATTCATTTGAGAGAACAGCTGGCGAAATCAGTCAACCTTTCATAGGCACGTCTCATACTAAAGGTGTCGGTACTATGCTCAGAGAACGAATAGATCAATATAAAATTACATTAAATAATTATGAAACATACAAACCTCAATTAAATGAGATGGAGAACTTTATTGTTAATACGTTGGGTAACTTACCTGAGTATGTAAATCCTTTGCAATTAAGAGGTTTACAAAAAGAGATTAACAAAATTTATGGTAATATGAGAGGTGAGTTTGGTGCAAACTTTGCTGGAGCAGATATATTAGCAGAGGCAAGAAAAGCAATCACAACTGATTTAAATAACTTTGCTGGTTGGAAACAAGGTTTAAGTTCAGAGGACAAAGCAACTGCTGAAGTAGCAAAGCGTAGAGCTAACTCAGTATTTGCAAGACTATCTCCAATTTATAAGAGTCAGGCTGCTAAAAAATTTAAACTAATTGACGAAAATATGTTTTCTCCTGGACCAGAACTACCAGGTTGGAATTATTCTGATGAATTATACAACATAGTCATGAGCAAAAAAATAACACCACAAGCAATAAATCAAGTAAAGGAATTAATTGGTCAAGAAGCTTTTGATTCTGTTACAAGAACGTGGCTAAACGAAGGATTAAAAAATTCACTTA